CCGTCTTTCAGCACGTCGGCGGCCAGCGCAAGAACCATGTTCGGGCGGCTCTCCAACGCCACCCACTCCACGCCTCCGTAGGTAAAGCGGCTTTCCGCTCCCAGCGTCCCAACCTTGCCCGTTTTCATTGTCTTTTCCATTTGAATAGCTCCTTTCAAAATAAACAGCTGTTGCCGTCTTTGATCCAAACAATTTCGGTTCGCGTTTGTCCCCGCTCTGCAAGGGCATGTTTTTCAACCCGCCGCCACCCTTGCAACATGTCGTTGTAAAGCTCGTTTTCGTACCCGCTCAAAACCACCGAACCGCCATGTGCCTTCAACGCCTCCAACATCTGCACGTGCTGTTCGACGGTCATTTCCTCGGCGTATATGTTCTTTCTGCGCGTTTCCGGCGTGTACGGTGGATCGGCGTAAATAAGGCAACGCGGATCGTTGTATTTCTTTATCAGCTGTACCGCGTCCATGTTCTCTATTTGCGCGTCCTTTAATCGGATTGCCGCCGCCGCCAGCCTGTCCGGAAGTCCGTTCCATTGTTGCGGCATAACGGGCGAACGCCCCGTTGCGCTATGCCGCCATCCCGTGCGCGCCGCCGTCATTGTTCCGAAAGCCTGCCAACACCGCACAAGGAAGCGGCGCGCGTCTTCAAGGTCATTCCCACTCTTTTCATAAGAAGCGTAATATTCATCACGCGCCCACGGTGTCAATTCTACCAATGCCGCCAGCTGTTCCGTCTGTTCCCTCAATACACGGAATAGATTTACAACGTTTCCGTCAATATCGTTTATGGTTTCAAGCCGTGCGGGGGCTTTTCTGAAAAACACCGCGCCCGAACCGAAGAACGGTTCAAGGTATATTTCATGTGGCGGTAGAAGCCCGCCGATCCAGTCTGCAAGCCTCCATTTTGCGCCAGCATATTTCAACACGGGCTTCACGGCGGCGGCCTGCCCACTTAACACTTCTTCCCGCCGGGGCGATAAGGGCGGGATTTGTTGTATTCGTGCTTAATTCGGATCGCCTCTTCAAGATCAATCCCCGCGTGTCCGCAATAGTCCAGAATGCGGATCACGCAATCAGCCAATTCAACCGCTACGCCTTCCGGTTTCTTGCTCTGCGCGGAACACGGGGCTTCTGGATTGTTTGGATTGTACGGGCGGCTTCCGCAATGTGCGCTTCCGTCTTCTTCGCAACACACGCCGCCAGCGTTGCAGGGATAATAGAGCGTTGGCCGCCCGTTGCGGTATTCCTCCAATGCCTCCGCAAGCTCCGAAACGCAAAGCATAAGCACTTCCGGCAATCCGCGTTCCTCTTCCCACCAGCCATGCGCAACGGCGTTTTCGTGAACCTCTTTTGCAAGGCGATTGAAACCAAACGGCGCGGTTTTATATTCTTCGCCCTCTAACAAGCAACCGCGATCGTACCCATAGAACGGGCAAGGGAAAATCCCTACGGACGGATCGCCGTCGCACGGTTCACCGTTGTGTCCTTCGCATATATTAAGATACTCTTGACGCACCTTTTCGTACTTGTCTACCATATTACTTTGTTCTCCCTTCGTTTTCTCGGTAACGCGCCCAGCGTTCCCGCTCCATGCGTTCAGCGATCCGCGCCGCCTGCTTCCGATTTTGAAAATTCGGGCAATAGTCCCCAGCGTGGCCGCCACAATATGCGGCGTGTGCGCAATGCGGGCAACGCGGATCGCCGTCAACCAGCTTTTGCACGCGGTTCTTCCTCCTTGCCGCCCGCGGCGGCCTCTTCGGTTTCCGCGTCCCGCTCCTTCTCGCAATCGCATGTTTCGCCGTAGTCAATATGACACCCGCACCGATCGCAAACCCTGTATTTCATGCCTTTGTACTCCTTTCACCTATGAACGCCGATCCGTCCCGTTATATATCACCAGCATAGAAGGGAAGGGCGCGGGATCGGCGGCGTTCCCGTCGTCGTCCGTGAAGCGAAGCCGCCCGCGGATAAATCGGATTTCCGCTTTTCCGTATATGTAATCGTGGAAATAACTTGTATCCGTCCGCGCCGGAATAAGAAGCACGATCGGCGTTCCTCC